CGTGTGCTCTTCCGATCTCTTTCCGTGATCAGAGACACGAGCTCGAAATCTCGTGGTACAAAGAAGTTTGGTACCTGTTATATGGAAATTATTACAGGTAACTCGGCTTCTCTCTCTGATACGCTGTCCTTTACTAATCTTACACATTACTACTCTCCCTCAGGTTCTATTTACTCTGAGGATCAAGAGCTTTATGTGATAGATTACCAAGGTCCCGCGAACTACCTCGGTGCACCGTTTAAACCATCCTACGATGGTGATCGACCTTATCTCTATTACGTGATGAATAATCTCGTATTAGACATGATAAGGGAGACCACACCGGACAAGCCGGCATTTAAGACTCTATATAATATTGCGGAATTGAAAGATATTCCGCAACTTATTAGTGGTCTTAGATCTTTGAAGGATGCACTGCGCAAATGTGCAGATCTCCGCTTTGATCTTTCTCGTACTGATAAGTTTCTTGCTGATCAGTACTTGAATTTTCAATTCGGAATCATGTCTGTTGTGCAGGCGGTTCAGGGTGTACTTAAGTTGCCCGAAAAGGCTGCTAAGAAGTTTAACCACTTCTTAAAAGCCCAGGGTAAACCTAGTACTTCCCGTTCCAAGAGAACGTTCAAAGATTCGTCCTCCTGGGATGCACCTTGGTTAACCCTCTACGACTTCGGTCTGCCTAACGATGGCGAGCTGACTAACGCTCGCTATAGTTATAAGTCGGAAACTGAAGTTCGTCTGACACTTGTTCAGACAATCAAGTTTCCGCCTGTGGCAGTACCCAAGCTTAGCGATAAAAACTATCGCAAGATCTTGGGCCTCCAACCAAATGTAAAGTTGATCTACGATTTGATCCCCTTTACTTGGCTGATAGACTGGTTTACTAGTCTTGGAGATTATGTCAACCTTGTTGATATGATCTTCCAAGATCCGCAAATCGTCCATTATGGTTTTATGGTTGCGGTGCAAACCGAAACCTATTCCATAGATGCCGATGTCGCTTTGATGAGCGCTGTGAGGCATCGGTATGCCGATGCTTCAATCGTTATGGAGTACAAACTTGGGAATCCAACCCATGTTAGTTCTTCAATAACGAAAAAGACCTACTATCGTGAAGATCTTTCAGCGTTCGATGGTGTGAAGTTGTTTGGAGCTGTCAACTCAGGTTTGAGTGACTTCCAAACCTCAATCCTTGGGTCGCTTCTTGCGAAACTATCCAAGTAAATGAGCACGCAGTGATGCGCCCTCACAACCCTCGAAGGAGTTTCCTATGCTTACCGATCCAATTACTGTCGCTGCAAATGCACCGAATCCTGCTCTGGCCTTTTCAGTTATTAGGTCAGACGGTTACGGTGCCGAACGGCGTGATGCTGCTGGCCTTTACGGCCTCATCATCAACCATAGTACGAATAAGAGCGGTGACCGTCATTACGTCAAGGTGACGAAGACGACCAATGCTACAAACCCGTACTCTGGTCTGGTATCTCCGCAATCTGCGTCGGTATCAATCGCCATTTCGAAACCCAGTTTCGGTTTCACGGATGCCGAACTCGGCAACCTTGTTACCGTTCTTCTGGATACTCTTGCATCGGCAGACGCCGGTGTGTCGAATATTATCGCATTTCAGTCTTGATTTGAAAGAGTCAAGGCTGGATTCGCGGACAAGTAGCAATACTTGTCCGTTTTGCGATAAAACCATGGCCGCAAGGCTCGGAGGTTATCATGAGTCCCAAAACCAAAAGGTTACTGGGAGGTCTGATTGCCCTTCTCCTCGCTGGTGGTCTATTTGCCATCAACAAGGATGGTGCATCATTGACGAACCTAGTGACAACTGTCGCTCAAGTTTCCAATGATGTTCTCGACACATCAGATAAGCCGGCGAACGATTCGTCAGGGAAGTAGTTTGCCCCTGATGTTCGTGGATCAGTACTAGGACAGGAATGACAACCTCATGGAGGTATCATGAAAAGTCCTGTAGTGCTCCTTTCCGCCCTGTTCGACGATGTCGACAGGATGGAACCTGGTGTATTAGGTCTCGATCGTGATTTGCAAACGATCGAGTCCCGTTTCGAAAACGAAGGCTACGGATTCCTATCTGTGGCCCTCTCGGCCTTATGCGATGCCTTTGACCAAGGCATGGCAACCGGTCGTTTTACCTGCCCTACGCACTTTTCTACTGTGCGCGGGGGATCGATCCCTAAATTTCTTCAGGGTTTGATCTGTAAAGTTTTCGATGCGAAAACCGGACTCCTCTTAAAAGAGCCTTCTCTCCATGCCGTAAAATGCATGAGAGAGATCTTGAGGCTTTATAAGAAGGTCCAGTTGCGACCAGCTCGTGAGGATAAGCTTCACAAGAAGGCCGTCGCTGGATTTATCTCGACAGATGACGCCATATCGCAAAGGACGTTTCCTAACGATATGGTTAATCTATTGAGGTCTGTCTCACGAGTTGTTCTCCCGAATCTTGATTCTTTCGAGAGTGCAAATCTTCCCGTGAAACATGGTCCGGGGAGCGTTGTGGAAACGAGTCGTGCAAACCAGAAGTGGATTGCACTTCAAGAAGTCCTCAGCTTTGATGACTTTCTTGCCCGAAAGTTTGGATTCGATATCATTGCCAATCTTGGCTCTGAAGGCCTAAGTCAACCTTCAGTTGGGGCATTCCCGTTTGAGGATGTCCTATATGATTCGGATTTAGCTAACGGGATCGTTCCCGAACGTCACCATAGCGGCATTGCTAAGCTTATAACCGTTCCCAAGAATTGTACATCCTTGCGAACGATCACGATGGAGCCTGTTGTTCATATGTATGTACAGCAGGGTCTCAACACTTACATTCGAGATTGTATCAAAGAATGTAGTGTTCTCCGTTCGTGCTTAGCTTTAACCGATCAGAGACCCAACCAAAAGTTGGCTCTGGCCGGTTCCATATCAGGTGACTATGCGACAATCGACTTATCGTCTGCGAGTGATTTGCTTGGCCTTGACTTGGTCAAGTTAGTCTTCGAGACGAAGCCACAGTTTCTTACTGCGGTTTTAGATTGTCGTTCTACGCACGTCGATGTTGGTTCTAACCAACATATACGGCTTAGAAAGTTTGCTGGTATGGGTAACGCTCTCACATTTCCATTGCAAAGCATCATATTCGCCTTACTAGCGATATGTGGTGTTCTTTGCACGGAGGGTTCTCGCCCTTCGTATGTAAATGTGAAGCGTGCCGCTAAACATGTTCGTGTATTTGGTGATGATATCATCGTCAAATCTGAACATGTTCACCAGGTCGTACATTGGCTCACTTCCTTCGGTCTAAAGGTCAACCAAGGGAAGTCATTCACGACAGGAAACTTTCGTGAATCTTGTGGTGTCGACGCATACAAGGGAGTCGATGTGACTCCTATATATCTTCGACACGAGCCAGATGTTTCCGCTAGAAATCCAGAACAATTAGCTAGTCTCGTTTCCACAATGAACCAAGCATGGTTCCGTTGTCTTTACGGGCTAGCTGATGCGATACGAGCGCAAATTGAGAGGGTGATTCCCTTACAACTTGTGCCACGCCGCAGTGCTGCTCTGGGTTTGCATAGTCGTGTTGATACTACCATCGCACAAAAGTGGGATGGGAAGCTACAACGGCTTGTTTTCCAAGCACCGGTAGTCGAATCTATGTATAGATCCGATCACCTCGACGGCTATGCAGCGCTCTGGAAATCTCTCAGCTCTCTTGAAGAAGAAAGCAGGGTGACCCCCGATGTGTTTTACTCGTGTTCAGCCGCGCAAGCGGCTAAAACGCGAGACAAAAAACATCTTGAGCGATCTGTCCTGCGATTCCACACTAGGATTCGCAAGCGGTGGGTGCCGGCGGAAGTCGGCTAGTTCTACACAAAGTGTGTAGATGCAGGGG